TCAAACATCAATTCATGGTAATTTTAGAAAAAATTATGCTTCACTTGATGGAGTTTATAATAAAGAATTAAATGCCTTTATAGCTATCAAACCATATAATTCATGGATATTAAACGAAACAAATTGCAGATGGGAAGCTCCTTTAGCGTATCCTATAGACGGTAAAGATTATAGATGGAATGAAGAAACATTGACTTGGATAGAAATAATAAGGGAGTAATAGATGTTTGGAATGTATGCTCTGTCAGAAGCTCCTTTTAGTTCTTCAGGATATAACTATGTTTATTCTAATGCTTTTGTTGATGCAACAGCAACTGTAGTAACTAATGCTAATACTATTTTTAGTGGAAATGCTTTAGTTAATGGTGTTGCTACAATTACAGCTAACGGATTTAGAATACAATCAGCAGCAGGATCTATTACAGGCGTTGCAACAGTATCAGCATTAGGTGGTTTCTTAAATACAGCCAATGCACAAATAAATGGTTTGGCTACAGTCACCGCAAGTCCTAATGCAACATGGGCAGGTTTTGCTTATGTAGAAGGATTTGGTACAGTTTCCGCTAAAGGCACAATACAAGGTGAAGGCTGGAATGTAGTAACAGCAGGCACAGAAACATGGACAAATGTAACTGTAGGTACAAATACATGGACAGCAACTACAGCAGGTAATAATACTTGGCTACGTCAAGGTTAATTAAGGAAAACAAATGGCAAAAGTAAAAATTAGTGAATATAGTGCAACCCCAGCATCTAATACAGACATAGATAACATTGATATTAACGAAGGATGTTCACCATCTGGAATTAACAATGCAATTCGTTCACTTATGTCACATCTTAAAAATTGGCAAGGTGGCACAAGTGGTGATACATTGCCATTAGCTTCTGGTGGCACAGCTTCCACTACTGCATCTGCTGCTAGAACAGCATTAGGTTTAGCAATTGGTACAGATGTTCAAGCATATAACGCAAATACAGTTTTTAATAATGTAGCTGCTACATTTAGTGCAAGTAATACATTTTCAGGTGCTAATTCATTTACTGCTAAACAAACATTTACAGGTTCTACAAGTCTGATTTCATCTAAATTTGTAAACGCTGTAGAAACAATTACTGTTTCTGCAACAGCAGCTACAGGCACTATTAACTATGATGCAACTACACAATCTGTTTTATATTACACAAGCAATGCTTCAGCTAATTGGACTGTAAACTTTAGAGCATCTAGTGGTACAAGTTTAAATACAGCAATGTCTACAGGTGAATCATTAACAGTTGTATTTTTAGTAACTACAGGCTCAACAGCTTATTATAACAATGTTGTTCAAGTAGATGGCACATCTGTAACTCCTAAATGGCAAGGCGGAATTGCACCAACTGCAGGCAATGCTTCTAGTGTAGATGCTTATTCTTATACTATTATTAAAACAGGTTCTGCTACATTTACTGTATTAGCTTCACAAGTTCAATTTAAGTAGGATAAAAAATGCCTTTATTAAGTAGACGAGCAGCATCTTCTGCAAGAGGATATGGACTATGTGGATTAATTGTTCCTTATCTTACTGATTACCTTGTTGTAGCTGGCGGTGGTGGAGGTGGTGGTAATGCTGGTGGCGGTGGTGGTGCAGGTGGATTACTTTCTGGCACATACACATTTGTTCAAGGCACTACATACACCATTACCGTAGGTTTAGGTGGTGCTACTAGCACAAGCGGTTCTGTACAAGGCTCTAATGGTCAAAATTCAGAGTTATCTGGTTCAGGCATTACTACAGTTACAGCAACAGGAGGCGGTGGTGGTGGTTCTGGTAGTAATTCAAATGGAGTAGCTGGTGGTTCAGGCGGTGGTGGTTCTAATAATAATGTAGGTGGTGGTAGTGGCGGTTCTGGAACATCAGGGCAAGGATATGCAGGTGGCAATTGTTCAGGCTCACCAAATGGAGCTGCTGGTGGTGGTGGTGCAAATGGTGTAGGTTTAAATAATACAGGAGGTAATACTAGCTCAATAGGTGGTGATGGTGTTGCATCTTCCATTACAGGAACATCTATATATTACGCAGGTGGTGGAAGTGGTGTATATACAAGTTCTGCTTCTTTAGGTGGTACTGCAGGAAATACAAGTGGAGCAGCCAATTCTGGTGCAGGTGGTGGAGGAACTTTATCTACAGGTGGATTAAGTGGCGGCTCTGGTGTTGTTATTTTATCTCTTCCAACAGCACGTTATTCTGGAACAACTACAGGTTCACCTACAATTACAACATCTGGCATTAATACTATTATCAAATTTACATCTTCAGGAACGTATACAGCATAATGCCTACTCAAAGAATACAATTTAAAGAATGGCTACCAGATCAACCTGCTATAGGTCAAGGATTGCAAGATGCACTTAATGTTGTTCCTGCAATATCTGGATATGCTCCATTTCCTAGTACATCTGTTTTATCTGGTACTGCCACAGAAAACCTTAACAATGTTTTTGTAGGTAAAGTAGGTGATAGTGTAGACGTTATTGCTGGTGGAGATACAACACTATTTTTGATGGATGCAAGTACAAAAGCATTATCAGATGTATCTAAACTATATTCTACAGCATCTGTTACAGCTTATAATGGAAATTCAAGATGGAAGTTTGTGCAATTTGGTTCTTCTGTAATTGCAACAGATTACAATTCACCATTGCAAACATGGGATGTAACTGGTTCAAGTAGATTTGAAAGTTTGGGTAGATATGTTGATGGTACATATGCTAGAAGTACTAATTCAGATACTGCAGTAACATTTACTACAGCACATGGATTAACTATTGGCAGTTCTTATATATTTGACTTTACTTCTGGTGCTTCTGCTAATACAGACTCTGCTGTAATTAGTAATGCACAAGTAAAATCAGTTGCTAGGTCATCTGGAACTGTAACAGTAACTACAGGTTCACCATCTACAGCATTAATTCATGGATACACTGTTGGTGATACAGTTACTATAGCAGCCACAACAAATACAAGTTTTAACGGCACATTTACAATTGTTACAGTTCCTACATCTACTACATTTACTTATTCACAAACTACTTCAAATAAAACAATTAGTAATGTTGCTAGAACATCAAATGTATCTACTATTACTACATCTGCTGCTCATGGTTATGCTGTAGGTTACTCTGTAACAGTTGCAGCAACAACTAACACAGGATTTAATGGCACATTTACAATTACTGGAACTCCTACTACAACCACATTTACTTATGCTCAAGTAGCTGCAGACGTTGGTTCTACTGCTGATACTGGTAGCGTTATTCTTGCTAATTTAACTACTACTGCTGATACAGGGTCTGTAAATAATCCTAAAGCATTTATGATTACTAATGGTTCTGGTACTACATCTGGAAATGTAAAGGTATATACTACTAGAGCACCAACTGCTAAATCTTTAGCTGTAGTGCGTGATTTTGTAGTTGCTGCAAATATTAGTGACACTGAAGCTAACAAATTACAATGGTGTGATATTGCTGACGAAACAAATTGGCAGTCTGGAAACGCATCACAATCCGATTTTCAGTTTATTGCTGATGGCGGCACAATACAAGCAATTACTGGTGGTGAATTTGGCATTATCTTGCTTGAAAAATCAATTTACCGTATGCAGTATGTTGGATCACCATACTTTTTCCAGTTTGATGCTATATCAAGAAACATAGGATGTGCTGAAGGTAATTCAGCTATTAACTCTAACGGTATTACATACTTTTTATCAGATGACGGTTTCTATATGTGTGATGGTAGAGCTGTTACACCTATTGGTGCTGAAAAAATAGATAAATATTTTTATGCTAATTTTGATGTTACAAATTCAAACACTATGTCTGCAGCTGTAGACCCAGCTAGAAAAATTGTAGTATGGAATTATCCTACAGTAGATGGTGGTCGTGAACTTCTTGTTTACCATTGGCAGTTACAAAAATGGACTAGAGTAGAAACAACAGTTAATTATCTTGCTCAAAACTCTGTAGCTGCACAGTCTGGCACTACATTAGAAGGTTTAGATTCTGCATATATTTTAAATGCAACATCATTAACATCCGCACAAAATGGTAAAACTTATGCCATTGCAAGTATGGGAACTACTACTACTGCACAATGGACAGCTATTGGTGTAGTTGATACTGCTGTTCAAGGTACTAAATTTACAAAAAGTGGTGCAACAGGAGTAGGAACTGGTACTGTAGTAGACTTAACAGCATCTCTTGCAGCATTAAAAACAATGGACACAATGCCTACATCATTAGATGACCGTATTTATGCTGCTGGTAAATTTGTATTTGCAGGTGCGTCTACAACATCTATTGTTACATTTACAGGAAATAGTTTAACAGCAAATATTATTATGTCAGACGTAGAAGAAGGTTACAATTCTGTAGCAACACTTGTTAGACCACTTGTTGATAATGGTGGTGCATCTGTAGCTATTGCTTCTAGACGTGAATTAGATGATGATATTCAATTTAATTCTAATTCAGTTACAGCAGGTAATTTTGTTGTAGGTCAAAATTATGTTATTACATCTATAGGAACTACATCATTTACCTCAATAGGCTCTCCATCAAACACAATTGGAAAAATATTTAAAGCAACTGGAGTTGGTTCTGGAACAGGTACTGCAGATAAATGTAGTGGTGAAGGTGGTCGGATTTCATTAAGAAGTGCAGGTAGATTTCATAGATTAAGCATTACTCCTGCTGGAAACTGGACAACTGCCGTAGCTGTAGACCTTACATTAGAGCCACAAGGCGGTAGATAATGGCTCGTAGTGATATGTATAGAGGGTTAAACCCTGCAGGTGCAAATGAACGTGAAATTAGTGAAGTTACCAATAATATATTAAATGGTAAAACAAATAACACTGGAACTGTAACTTTAAATGTTAGTAGTGCTACTACAACTACAATTTCTGATGAACGTATAGGATTTAATAGTGTTATACTTCTTATGCCTACTACAGCTAATGCAGCATCATCTTTAACCAATGTATATGTAAGTGCTAGGACGCAAGGAACTGCTACATTAACTCATTCAGCAAATACAAATACGGATAAAACATATAGTTACATTATAGTCGGATGATTCTTAATTACATACCTAAAGACCAATTGCGGTCACATTGGGACTATGTCAAACATGGTCTTGAGTTAGTTCGTGCTAAAGGTCACACAGAGTGGATAGTAGAAGATGTTTACTGTGACTGCTACGAAAATCGTTCTATGTTATTTATTGGTATAGTAGATAACAAGCCAGTAGGATTTGTAGTACTTCAACCTATAGGAAATACACTTCATGTGTGGGCTACATGGTCAACACTAAATGACAAAACATTATTTCAACAAGCATGGCAAGAAATACAAGCAATAGCAAAACAAGGCGGTAAGTCTAGAGTTACCTTTTCATCTCAACGTAAGGGATGGGAACGCAGTGCAAGAGAATTAGGATTTAAACCACAAACATGGGAATTTATACTTTAAGGATATATTATGGGTGCAGGATTTTTTCAGAATTTAAACAATCAAGGTGCAGTACAAAATGCAACTATGCCAACCTATCAAGGCGGTGGGTATACAACTACACAAGGTGATAACTTTAACTATACAACACCTAATGCTCCGTATTGGGGAACGTATACAGCACCTATGAATATTAATGCAACAAATCAACAACCTGCTGAACAACCTAAATATGATAGTCGTGGAAGATTAATAAAGACAGCTAAAAAATCTACAGATTCCAACCAAGATTCTTTTAATAACCCAAGTCCTCTTCCAAATTACTCTATGTACATTGCACCAGAACAAATGCCAGACATTAATGCTTACTTACAAAGTCCTAATTCATTATTAGGTGCATTACAAAATGCTGGAGTACCTAGTTCAGGTGCTGGCAGATATTCAAGTTTACTATCAACAAATTCTTCTAAAGGCAAATAATATGTTTAAATTACATAATTGGGTAACAGATTTAGTTCAATCATTTACATTTTACGGTGGTGGTTCTGGTGGTGGAGGTAGCTCTACTACTAAATCAGAATTAGACCCAACCGTTAAGCCATTTGTTCAATATGGATTAGAGCAAGCTAAAGGTCTTTATCAATCTAACACACCACAATACTATGGTGGTCAAACTTATGTAGCACCATCTGCTCAAACACAAGCTGCATTGCAAGCACAACAAAATCGTGCATTAGCAGGTAATCCATTATTGACACAGGGTCAACAACAACAATCAGATGTTATTAGTGGCAATTATTTACAAAACAATCCATACTTTAACCAAGCTATGCAAGGTGCTGCACAAGGTGCTTCACAAAATTATATGGATGCTATTAAACAGGCACAAGGTGGTGCTTCTTTAGCTGGTCGTTATGGATCTAATGTATCTGCTGATTTACAAAATCGTGCTGCCAATACATTATCTAATACACTTGCTAACAAGTACGGTGAACTAGCTTATCAAAACTATGCTAATGAACGTGGTATGCAAAATGCTGCTGCTCAATATGCTCCAACTATGGCTGCTGCTGATTACAATGACATTGATAGATTAGCTGCTACAGGTAAGACTGCGGAAGATTATTCTAAAACTGCTTTACAAGCTGACATTGACAGATTTAATTATCAACAAAATTTACCGTATCAAAAACTATCTCAATATCTTGGTGCAGCTTATGGTGTGCCAACTGGTCAAGTATCTACTACACAGCAATCTGGTGGTGGCAAGATAGTGTGCAGTGCCATGAATAAAAAGTATGGCTTTGGAAATTTTCGTAATGCTATCTGGCTTAAACATTCAGCTACAATGCCTAATGCTAAAACAATTGAAAAAGGTTATCACAGATTATTCTTGCCAGTTGTTGCGTTTGCATTTAGTGATAAACAAACTTTTGCTCGTAAGATTGTTCGTAATATTTCAGAACATATTGCACGTCACAGAACTGCTGATTTATGGAAAGAGATGCGTGGTAAAAAACGTGATCCATTAGGTCGTTTATATCGTGCAATCATTGAACCAATTTGCTATGTAGCAGGAAAGGTTTAACATGGGTCAAATGCTCATTCCTGCATTAATAGGTGCAGGTGTAGGTGCTGTAGGCGGTGCTGCAATGGGTAAGAATCCATTTACGACAGCAATGCTAGGTGCTGGATTGGGTGCTACAGGTGGTGCTGGTGGACTATTTGGTGCTGCTACTCCTGCTGCCGTAGGAACTGCTGGTGTAGGTGCTGGTGAAGGTTTAATCGGTGGCTCATTACTTTCTACTGCTGGTGGTTTAAGTGGTGGCTCTGTTGCATTACCTGCTGCAACATCTGGTGCATTATCTGGACAAAGTATTTTAGCTGGACAAGGTAGCAATCTTACAGGTGCTGGTATGATGGGTGCAGTTAATAATGCTGCTACAGTGCCTTCTAGTTTATTAAGTTCTGTAGGTGCTGGTGGTGCTATGACAAATGCTGGTGCTATACCACTAACTACAATGGATAAAGTAGGAAATTACTTTTCAAATCTTCCTACCAATGCTATGAATTATGTTAAAGATAATCCTTTATCTTCTGCTAAAATGGCTTTAGATGTAGCAACCCCACCACCACAAAGACCAATGGAAGCTAACGTTCCTCCAATTTTAAGAGGTAACTATGACCCATCTTCATCATTAATGAATGTATCACCTAATACAAATTTAAATTTAAAAGGTAAAAATGGATTATTAGATATGATGGCTAGCATTCCATTAACAGATGAAGAACGTATGAGATTACAACAATTAAGTTACAGAGGATAATATTATGGCATTATTAGATGACTTTTTTGCATCATCATCCCCAACATCTGGAGGAGGTTTTTCTTTAAATTCTTTATTAGGTACTAATGTACCAGAATTTTTGAAAAGAAACCTTACAGACGAAGAATTAGCACAACTACAATCAAAATCTAATTTTCAAACAGCTTTAGGTCTTGGTAAAGGATACGCTTCTCAATTATACCAAAATAAACCTATGTGGCAAAAAGTGGTAGGTGCATATTCTGGTGCTGCTGAAGGTAGACAAGCACCATATACAACAGCACAAGAAGGTATTTTTAAAGCATTAACAGGTAAAAAGTTAATGGGTGATGTTGAAAAACAAGGCTATGAAAATTTTATGCTTGGTGCAGAAGCAAAATCAATGAAAGAATTAATTGCTCAAGAACCAGACCCAATTAAACAAAGAGAAATGGCAGGAAATTTTAAAGAATATATGAAACGTAAATATGGTTCAGACCCATCATTACGTCAAATTCCAGAATATGATAAAAATACTATGGACTTTTACGGTGCCATTGGATTTGACCCCACTAAAGCATCTCAAGATGAATTAGCAAAAGCAAATCAATTTTATATAAAATATAGTGGTGCACCTACTGCAACAGAGGCTATGAAAGAAACTACAAGTCGTGCTGATTATAATGCTAAATTTCCTAATTTACCACTTGCTAAAACTGCCACCAAAGAAGATATATTTAAAGAAGGATTAAAAACATTTAATCAACCTGTAAGTGCTCCAATGTCAACTGCAAATGCTGTTAGTCAATATACCAATCCTCCTGCAAACATTAATGTTCCTTCTACAGACATTATTCCTAGTGGTCAAGAACAAAATATTTATCAACAACCATCTACAACACAGTATCCACAAGTTAATCAACCTGTGCAAAAACCAATTACTGATGCTAGGATATTAAAACCAAGACCAGAAACATCTGTAACTCAAACTGTTGCTCCATCACAAACAAAACCTGCACCAATACAAGTTCCTTTTGTTAATAATAATACTAAATCAGAAGTTGAAAAACAAAAAGTTAGAGATATTCAGCCTACAGCACAAAAAACTGTTAATCAAGCAATGAATAGTTTAAATCAATTTGAAAAAACTGCTATTGAAATATTAAAAAGACCAGACATTAATCAATCTTTTGGTGCATTTGGTAAACAACGTGCTGGTTTTCAAGGTACTACTGCATATGATATTAATAACTTATTAGAACAAACTAGAAGTTCTGCATGGATATCTGCATTTAAAGATTTAAAAGCAGCTTCTGCAACAGGAAGTTCTGGTTTAGGTGCTGTATCTAATCAAGAAGGTGAAAATTTAATTAAAGCTACAAATAGAGTGGATATTGGATTAGACCCTAAAGCAGGTAAAAAAGCATTAATAGATTATTTAAAAACAATTCAAACTGCTAAACAAAATCTGCAAAAAGGTTATCAATATGATTATGGTAATGATTTTGAATTTCCTAAATCAGAGATTCTTCCATTTACAACAACATTACCAACACCACAAGGAAATGTAAAAGCATTTTCTGGTCTTAATCCAGAATTGCAATCACAATTTCCTAGATATGATTTAAACCCTAACGCTTATTATACTATTATTAATGGTAAACTTAAATTATTGGAAATGAAATAACATGGCTGAACAACTATACAATCTTATAGATGTAGAACCACCTAAAAAATTATCTGTAACAGCTCCAGAAGTAAATGTTACTGCTAATGCAACAGACCAAGTTGGCTCGGATGTTCCTTCTCCAGAGTTTCAATTTAGCCCATTACAAACTATTTCTAATATTCCACAAAGCGGATATAACCTTGGAAAAGGTTTTTATGATATGTTACGTCATCCTATTGATACTGTTTCATCATTAGGTAAAATTGCAGCAGGAACTGTTACATCTTTAGAGCCAAATTTTATTCCAAGAAATCAAGCAGCCAATGCAGAAAATGAAGCATTAGCAAAAGGAGTGGGTAATTATTATAAAGATAGAATAATGAATCCTGCTAGAACTTTACAGGAAGACCCTATAGGTGCTTTATTTGATTTATCTACTATTTTAAGTGGCGGTGGTGGTGCTGCATTAAAACTACAATCTGCTGCTGGCAGAACAGGTGGTGCATTAGGAAAAGCTGCTGAAACTGCATCAACAGTTGGTCGTGTTACTAATCCATTATATATGATAGGTAAAACTGGTGAAGTTGTTGCCCCACATCTTTTAGGTGCATCTACAGGAACTGGTACAGAAACTATTAAACAAGTTTATGAAGCATCTAAAAAAGGTGTTAATAATGCCATCAATCAAATTCTTGAAAAATCTGATGTTAATGATGTTTTAAATAAAGCTCAACAAGGTTTGCAAAAAATGATTGCAAATAAAAATATTGAATATAAAGATGCAAAAACAGGATGGTCTGCAGATAATACTCGTTTAAGTTTTTCTCCTATTAAAACTGCATTTAATGATGCTCGTAATTCTATATTTTATAAAGGTCAAGCTACTGTTGGTAAAGAAGAATTAAAGGCTATTGATGAAGTAGGTGCAATTATTAATGAATGGGAACGTAAACCATCGTTACATAATGCTTCTGGGTATGATGCTTTAAAGCAACGTATAGATGCTGTTTATCCAGATAGTCCTAAAATGACACAAGCACAACGAATTATTGACCAAACTCGTAATGCTGTTAAAAGTCACATTATTGATAATGTGCCAGAGTATCAAACAGCAATGCGTGATTATGAAGATGCTATAGCAAGTATTAATGATATTAAAAGTAGTTTTTCATTAAATACTAGAGCCAGTAAAGAAACAGCACTTAAAAAACTTCTTAATACAACTAAAGATAAAACTGGCATTAAATTATCTTTAGCAGATAAAATGAAAGAATCTACTGGCATTGACCTTACTCCAGATATTGCTGGTGCTAATATGCGTGGATTGTATGCTGAAAATTTACTTGGTCAAATTGGTGGTGCAGGTGGCTTATTAAATGCTTTTACTTCTGGAATTAGCCCTGCAAATATTCTTGGCATTGCAGCCACTTCTCCAAGAGCAGTTGGTTTATTAACACATGCTGCTGGTAAAGTTGCTAGATATGCTAAACCTATAGATTTAACTGCTAGAACTGGTGTGCAATTAGCTAACATTCCAAAAACAAATGGTTTATTAGATGCACAACAACTTATGCAAGAACTCAATCAATTATACCCACAAGAACAACAATAGAAAGTTTATCAATGTCTAATCAAATTGACCCAATACAATATGGGCAACTCATTGCCCAAGTTCAAAACTTACAAGACAAGGTAGATAGCATGGAAACAGATATAAAATCTCTCCTAGAGCTTGCAAATAAGTCTAAAGGTGGTTTCTGGGCAGGTATGGCTATTGCTTCTGCTATCGGTGGCTTTATAACATTTGTAACTAATCATTGGTTAGGTAAATGAAAGTCCTTGCTTACTTTACAGTTTTAGTAATATTTTGGTTATTCTTAATTGATACACCTTATGCTAAAGACCTTGTAAAAGAAATGGTTATGGTTACAGAGGCAGGTGAAATTGTACTAACAAGTGAAGAGTGTATCTTTAAAAAAGAAGGATTACAAGGTTATGACTACGCTGCTTATGCAACTGACAAAGGACATCCTAACCATGAAGGTTGCTGGAAGTCTGATAACTATGAAGGTAAGCACGCTGTCTATATATACTTTCCAGAGATAAACCAAACAGCAGTATTTGACGCTAAACTATTTAAACCTAAAGCCACGATATGACATTTATTACAGAGAACAACATTGCCAATCTATATTCGGCTTTGATAGAATTCCCTGTGTTTGATGAATATAAACTACCCCCTTCATCTAAAGTAGATTTTGTAATTGTGCATGATGACAGTATATGTGGACAATACGAACCACCAGAGCAAGGCGAACCTCATGTCATTACCATTAGTACAGCACGTCATTCTCATTTGTATCCAGTCTTAATGACTCTTGCACATGAGATAATTCATATGTGCGTATATTTAGAAGCACCTAAAACAGACAGATATACTAGCCATAAAGGTTTATTCTTAAAACTACAAAAACGTGTAGCCAATCATCTTGGCTTTGACCCAAAGGAGTTGTAATGTTCGGTTCAATCATATCTTTAATCTTACCAGCTTTAGTCCCAGCATTTGCTGACGGTGCTAGAGGTCTTATAGCCAAGTTTACAGGCGGTGCAGGTGGACAACCACAGAACATGACAGAACGTATAGAGCTTATGAAAGCAGAAGCTGAAAAGTTACAGGCTTTAGCTGCATTAGATAACCCTACTGGCGAACCTTCTAAATGGATTATAGACCTTCGTGCTTCATTCAGATATGTCATTATAACTGCTATAATGATATTTACTGCTATTGTAGTATTTAACCCAGACGTTGTAGGTGCATCTGTAGTAGCAGTATTCCTTGACATGACTGGAGCTTGTATGTCTTTTGTTATTGGCGAAAGAATGTACTTGACACTTAAAAAATGATTGTATTAAACATAATGAATTGGATAGGTTTAACTATCCTTAAGTTTTTAATAGTAGCATTGTTATTTGGTGCTATGGGTTTTTCTATTATCTTTATGTATGCTATGCAATATTTAACACAAGCCTTACATTATGTAGACAAAAATGTTAATTGAAATAAAAAGATATGAGTTTAATGATACATATACTGTAGGTAGAATGTATCTTAATAATGTTTATTTCTGTTATACCCTAGAAGACGTAGTTAGAAAGGGAGCTAAAGTAAATGGAAAAACAGCTATTCCTGCTGGTACTTACGATGTTATTATTGATGATTCTGCTAGATTTGGCAAGCCTATGCCTCATATTTTAAATGTACCTCATTTTACAGGTGTAAGAATACATTCTGGCAACACATCTAAAGACACAGATGGATGTATCTTATTAGGTCATACATATGCAGGTAAAGATTTCATAGGAAATTCTAAATTAGCATACGATGTGTTTTTTAATAAACTTAAAGAAGATAAAACGGCAACTATTAAAATATGGTAGAGTATTTAATATGTGATGTGCTTTGTGCTATTGACCATTTAAAATATGTATTACTCTTGCTTTTAGGATTTATAGTATATAATAGTTTATCTAAACACTAGAGACTAATATGAAAATATTACTTATTGATATTGAAGTAGCACCAAATACTGCTCATGTCTGGGGTATTTTTGACCAAAACATCTCCATCAACCAATTGCTAGAATCATCCTATACTCTTTGCTATGCAGCCAAGTGGTATGGTGAATCTAAAATCATGTTTGACTCTATTCAAAAATCTGGTAAACAAAAGATGCTAGACTCTGTGCATAAACTTCTTGATGAGGCTGATGCCATAGTCCACTACAACGGTTCTAGGTTTGACATACCCATACTACATAAAGAGTTTTTACTCTCTGGTATGCCTCCTCCAGCACCCTCTAAACAAATAGATTTACTTCAAGTAGCTCGTAGACAGTTTAGATTTGTTTCTAATAAGTTAGACTATGTATCACAGGCTTTAGGTCTTGGTGCTAAAACAGCACATGAAGGTCACGCCTTATGGTTAAAGTGTATGAATGATGACCGTAAAGCATGGAAGACAATGGAAGAGTATAATAAGAATGATGTTATATTACTTGAGAAAGTATACGATAAATTTAAAGGATGGATTAAACAACATCCAAATCATAATGCGTATTCCGCAAATGTATGTTGCCCTAATTGTGCATCACGCAAATTAAATTCAAGAGGTACGCAAAGAAGTAGAACTGCTATATATCAAAGATTCCAATGTCAAGATTGTGGCTCGTGGGCAAGGTCTGTTAAGTCAGAAAAGATTGCTAAAGACTCTGTAGTAACTATTTAAGGTTAATAATGAATATTGAAAAATTATGTGAGCATATGGTAGGTAAAATGATAGTAGAAGCAGAATCCTACTATGGTGAAGATGTGCTTATTTTAGTGTTAGATGACGGAAGCCATATTGAAATTAGTGGTGATGCATTATCCATTTATTCTGAAGTTCCAGAACTAGACGATTAAATTAAAATCATTTAATTTTTTATTCTCTAATTCGTATAAATCTGCTTTTGTTTCAAATGATGTATTATCACTTCTAGTTCTTACAGTTCCTTTTTTATAAAAACTAGCTTGCTTTAAAAAATCATTTTTATCTATCCATCCGCAAATAGTTAAAATCATACTATTTCTATTTAAACTACAAAATATATATCTATCAACTTTATATTTATCTTGTAACCCAATCAAATTATTAACATAATATGGTTTAGGGGCACAATTCCTTCCCATAGTTTTTACATCATAAGTTTTGTCTTTATAAGTAAAGTCTATGCCTCCATCAAATCCGTTAGAGTTTTGCACTAATGGTAATCCAAGTAAATTTTGAACAACTGACTGACCTACAATACCTCTTAATTGTTCAGAGGCATCACCATCAGCAACGCCTCTTTTCCCAAAATTAGTTTTTTTTAATACATTTCTACAATGGAAAACAATTTCATCTTTTATTGCAATGTTAATCATCTACCATTTCAAGTCTTTGTAGCTGTGCTGTAATTTCTGGTGGATTAACAGCAATCTCATCTTTCATTACTTCTAGTAACTTATCTTTATACCATTCAGACTTTTCAAGGTCTTGTTCAAATGAACTTTTAAATGGATAACGTAAGTCGTATTTCATCTTACATCCCTTTAAATACCCAATAAACTCTTCCTTTGTTAAACGACTAGCAATAACATCTATTGCCTCTATACCGCCTTGTAAATAGTGCGGTGGTCTATTAACCATATCAACCATTCTTATCCCCTTATAAACATTAAATTAATAACTTGAAATGTACCATAAATAAATGCAGCAATACTAACTAATATTAATAACCATACAATCCAATCAATAACTTTTAGTATCCTATCCATCTGCCTTCTTCCCTTCCTACTCTTACAGAAACATAATTCCTAGGTTTTCTTTTGCTCACTATATCTTGTATTGTTATTTTTGGCAAGACTAAATAACCATCACTTTGTAAACCTCTTAATCTTTTGTTACTAGTCTTAAACACTTTCCTTAAATCTTTAATAGAGCATTTAGTATTTAATGCCATATATTCATTCATTGCTTTAGAATCTTTTTGGTCATCTAATTTAGTATACATGACCTACCCCATGTAATTCTTCTATCAATCTAGCAAACTGTATCATTCTTTCTATGGTCATTGGTTCATACTTTGTTGGAAATGCTTTTTTATATGCACCAATTATTTGTTCCTGTGTAAGTGGATTATTCGCCACTGTAAGCCTCCGTTAATTTTTTACTATCATATTTTTTAGCATTAGTTACTTTAACAATGTTTTGCGTGTCTGGTATTAAAGGCGTTATTGTTACATTATGCAGTTTAGATTTAAGGTCTTTAAACCAAGACATTTCTTTAGGTTCAGATGACATAAGACCAGACCATACAAGTACGCCTGTGCTATCAAACTCTTCTACAAGCCATGCTATAGGTTTCATTAATAAAATACCATCCTTCCTATGTGCGTTTTTTTCCTTTTACCAAACCATTCTTTCTTTGGCGATATCGAGTCATCATGGAAATATAAAGCATTTGCAACTGGGTTAGTATGTTTATTATAAACAATCGTATCAATAACAAGAAGTTTAGTTTCCAAATACGCCCTTTCATCAACTGGATCGTGGGATTCGTCTTGCACAGCAAACTGATTATTAGCATAAACGACAGAGCATACAGAGTAACCCCAGCGACCACTATGCAACCTATTACGAATAACATTAATCACCCCAACCTTTTCTTCTAATGAACGAGT